GTTGAGCCGTCTGGCTGAACATTTGTAATCTTTAAGTTCGAGAAGTAGTCCAGACCAAGCATTGTCGCAGTAGGAACTGCTGGATCGAGTAGATCGACCGTCATGGCATCTATGCGGATCGTGGTCTCTTTACGAGTTGCTACATATATCTTGGCCACATTAAGCGCATCTGCATCAGTCTGGAGAACTAGGTTGTTCTCGTTGATCTGATGAGGGAAGTACTTGGCAATAGAGGCTGAGTCCTCAGATACCTGCTGAGTTCCGCCGTAGCGAGTCATGCCGGCTGAGTTGATGATTAACTTATCATCGAAGGCAAAGGTTAGGTTTGTGTAAGGAATGCCAGTAGTCTGGTTGAACTCGATCGGAGTTTCACCGTACTTCTTGATTACATTTGTACGGTTTAGATAAACAGCCGTTCCCTCAACATCTATGTAGAACGCACCCTGCTCGGAGAACTCTGCGTTCTTAAGGGCATCAAGGGCTGTTCGTGATGTCGCTGGATCGGCTATACAGGTGGTGTTGCCTGTGTCTATGGTGCGCATAGATGACGGCCATTGTACTTGCGAGAGAATGCGGTTTATACGAGTGCCGGTATCTTGCCCAGCAGTAGCATCTGCCACAGTTGTAATCCCAGCCTGTTGCATAAGTCTGAAAGCATCTGAGCAGATGATGTCCACATAACCTGTTTCTTGGCCTTGAGGATAGGTGTACTTATAGTCTGTCGTATAGCCTGAGAACAGGAAGTAACCAACGCCGCCTACTGTTGCAGAGACACGCAGTTTGCGAAGCGGAGTGAGAAAGCCAAAGTAAGGCGAGTTCACATTCTGTGGGTTGAAGTAAGAATCAGGATCTAAGACTCGAATCGTTGCAGACCCAGCCTCATAGGTATCGCGCATGATATTGCGGCCACGCTTGATGCTGATCTGTCTAACATTCGGCGTTAGATCGACCGTAGGCTCTGGAGTAGTGCTAGAGGCAAGTGTGCCTGTGCCTAGAACGCCGTACTTTTCATCACCGATAGTAAAGGGATAGCCGAAAGTAGCACCGCTAGTAAAGTCGAACGAGACCGCTATTTGGGCAGGAAGTGTCATGGCCCGAATGAACCGCCTTGCCTAAATATGGCAGAGAACTTGGCAGATAGTGAAGCATCAAGCAAAGTATCTCGGAGAACATCTTGCAGGCTCTCCTGCGCAATAATTGAACCAGCGTTGACATTAACTGTGAAGTCAACCCCTGCTGCGCTGGTCTGAGTTGAAGCGTTAGGTAGAGAATACTGCTGACCAGTTACGCCATAACCTGAAGCCATAGATGTTGGAACTGCTTGGGCATTACCTGCTGCAATACGAGCAACCTGAGACTCGATCATGTCGAGATAAGACTTCCATGCTGTAAAAGGGTTTTTAGCATCTGGCAGGCTTGCGAGGTAGGCTGCTAGTTGCTGTGATAGCCCTTGAGACTTGGCAAGTTCTCCAGCGAGTTTAGATGCCTCTGAAGTGTTGCCGGTAAGAATCGCCAACTGAAGTTCTAGTCGCTTGCGTTCCTCGGCTGAGATGTCACCCTTTAGTGCAGCGATAATCTGAGTCTGTTGAATATCAAACAGAGTGCCAGCCTTCTGTAAGGCTGTTTGTTCTTTAATCGCTTTAGTCTGCTCTTTAGTAGTCTTGAGTAACGCTGCGCGGTTCTTGGCTGCTGCTTTATCGGCTGCCGCCTTTGTTAGTTCTGCACGAATGGCTGGAGTTATACCTGAGCGGTCAACTCCTCGGTTCATTTCGGCTTCGCCTATGGCGCGAAAGGCTTTTAAGTCTCCACGCGCTAGGGCTGCTAATTGACCAACACCAACGCCGAAGCGGCGCACGAAGGTGGCAAGTGCAGTTGAAGTCTTTTCTATAAGGTTGAGAGTGTTAGTAAGTCCACCTTCTCCACCGCCACCAAGTGCTGCAAGTGCATCGAGCAAGCCGCCGCCAATGATCTCTTTAGCGTTATTGGCTGCAACAGATAGGCGTTGCAAAGATCCTGCGTAGGTATCAACTGAAGTTTGAGCCTGTCCACCGAATAGATCGTTGATGCGTGTCTGGACTTCCTCAAACTGCATAGCCTTGAGTTCAGCCTGAGTTAAACCAATACCGTACTTGGCAAGTGATCGAGTCTGGCCAACATAGGCCTTTGATAAGTCACCGGCTACTGATACAACATCTGCGCCGCTTGCCGCGCTTAGATCAAGGGCTGTGCGTAGCAACTGCTGGCTTTTAGCAACATCTCCAGTTGTAGTTAATAAACGCTGGAAGGCAGGGCGCAGTTGGTCATCAAGGATACCGAACTGCTTTTCTAGATCGGCGATAAAGTTCTTAACTGAAGGATCTGCAAAGGCTAAGCCTAAGTTATCCAAAGACTGGGTTAATACTCTGGCTGCTTTGTCATCTTGTGCAAAGGCTTTGGCAGCATTGAAACCAGCGCGACCTAAGCGCTGAACTGTGAACAGACCAACATAAGACTTAGCAAGTGTTTTGACTTGGTTATTAAGTCCAATGGTTGATTTAACTGCATCGTTAAAGGCTTTGCGGCCAACGAACTCGGCGGCAATATCGACTTTTACATTAGTTGCCATTACTTATATTTACCTGTCTTAGCATTAAACTTAGCGGCTGCGCCTTCAAGTGCTTTGATAACCGCTCCTTGAGTTTTGCCTTGATCCTCATTCCAAGCGCGAAAGATGCCGCGGCCTTGCATCTTGCCCTGTCCTTTAGAATCGCCGCCTAAGCGTAATGAGAAGTTTCCGCCGGCGTTCTTGCGACCTGCTGTCTCATAGATAGCACCAGCAGCAGACTTGTTAAGCAAGGATACTAGCGAACGCCAACCGCGATAATTAGGGCGGCTTGGAGATGTCTTGTAAGTAATACCACGCTTAGCGATAGTTGGATTATAAGTAGGGAACTTGCCCTCGTTAAAAGATCGAGCAGCCCAGCCACTTAAAGGTGACTCAGCCGGCATATAGCCGCGAGCCTTAGCAGCGATAGGCTTTAGCAGGTTGCCCAGTTCTTTAGTTGTTTCTTTGGCTAGATCAGGCTCATATTGCTTAAGGGCTTTGCGGAGTTTATCTGCGCCTTTTACTTCTGTTGGCATCGCTCTGCTCCTTTGCTCTGTCTTTCAGGGCTTGAAGTAAAGTCCTGAACATCGTGTGATCTAGTTCAATTAAAGTCTGTGGCGAGAGTCCTGTCTCTAGCGATAATCTCGCTACGAGATAGGTGAAGGACTCTCGCGTTACTCCAAAGGGTCATCGTCTAGAACCTCAACTCGCGCCAAGGTTTCTAGAAAAGACTCTCCGAAGGGCTTAACGGTCTCACCAGACCTACGGATCGCTTCCCAGCAAAGCCAATAGACATCGCTCTGCTTTTCATCATCTCTAAAGGCTTTGTGAAAGCCCTTCTTTGCATATTGCTCGAAGGCGTACTCGATCGCCGGAGTGATCTGGTACTCGTTAACGCTTCCGTCTGCCCTTGTTACCTTTAGTTTTGCCATGTTTGCCCCTTAGTTAGTTATTAGGAAGTTGTGACCGCGATAGTGCCGTTGACATTCCAAGTTACAGACTGAGTTGAAAGATCGCCAACTGCACCATTAACTGGAGTGATGTTATTGACCAAGCAAGACATTGTGTAAAGTGGATTTGAGGCTGATGTAGCCGCTGAAGTCTGTTTAACAGTAACAGTTGTGCTTGTTCCCCATACTGTGTTCAAAGTCTGAAGTGTCTTAGAAGTTGCTTCATCGTTAAAGAAGTCGATAGTGATAGACGATGCTTCCAAGCCCTTTACGAACTTGTGGCCAGAGTCTCCCATTGCTGTGACTTCTAGTTCATCGAATGAACGGTTGATAGTTACAGATGAAACTAGAGATGATAGATCAACCGCATTAACAGTTAGAACTACACCATTGCTTAGATATACTGACATGTGGTTTATTCCTCATCTTTCTTGGTTGCTGGTTTTGGTGCTGCCGGAGCGGTCTGACCGATCTTGATCAGGAACGCTGCGTTGTCTTTTTCCCATTGTTCAAGGGTCATTTTAACTCCAACTCGTTAGGACTGAGACCTGCATTGAGCAGGTTAAAAGATCGCCTGATGCAGCATTGAGAACGCTAGGCGCGCTCACATCTCCCACATTATAGACGATAGAGGAAGCCGCTAGTTTGTTAAAGACTGCAACTAGCAGATCCTCAATTCCATTTAGGTTGCCTTCATTATCCAGAAGGGGAACGAATATGTTCAAAGAAAAGTTAGCAAGTGGCGCAACAGTATTGCGGCCATTATTAGTTGGTGTTAAGTAAGGATCAGCCGGACTGATCACTACGCTGTTGACGATAGGCGTAGCAGGTGGAAACGAAAATACAGAGTATTTAGTGTTATCGACTAGCGCGGCTGCAATAGTTGCACGAAGGGTTGAGATCGCTGCCATGGTCAGCCAACCATGCTGCGCGGATCGAGATAATTTGCCAATAATCCTCTGACTCTTGCAACGAGTGTGTTAGACAGTGGGAATGGGCTAGGCGTATATCCGTCAACTGACATTCCCTGTCCGCTTGGTGCTTGGCGCGCTTGCCAGATAGCGATCGAGATCATGAGGCTTGCTTCTTGGATCGCTGGGATAGTTGAGTAATCAACATAAGTATCGGCGGCTACTGTGCCGTAAGGGTTCACAGGGTGGAAGGGCGCAGCGGTGTTATTGTTGCCAGTAATCGCGTAAGTGATTTCCTTCTCGCCAACGCCTGTAATTGTCTTGTTGCCGTTGTGCTTAGATCCGCAGCCTGTGATGTTTACAGTTTGGCCAACATAGAACACATCATCGACATAATCATTAAAGTAAGAAGTGCCGGTATTCGTGCTATTGCTATGCCCAATTATTGGAGTCGTATTAGCCCATAGAAAAGGGATCAACACATTGTCTGCAGCATCACAGACAGACTGAAGGGTCGAGTCTGCGTAGAGTGTGCCAACGCCAAGTGCGGTGCGTAACTCTGCAACTGTTGTGTAAGACATTTGATCTCCTTTCTAAAGACTGGTGGGGTGAAAGGGCATCACCCCACCAGCGACTTAGTAACCTATTATGTAAGGTTGAACTTGCGAACGCCCTTGCCTGACTTCGCAACATAAACTGCAAGATAGCCATAAAGTGCGATCTCAAGTTCACCTGTTGAAAGTACCTGAAGGCGAAGGTTTGTGACTGGAGATTCCCAGACATAAACTGATGAAGGTGCGATCAAGAACGCTGAGTTATCTACAACGCCTGAAGCAGCGATGTTGTGATCAACGATCAAGTCAGTTCCAAGGATATTTCCACGAACTGATGATGCAACTGCTGAACCTGAAGCGTTCATTGTTGCGCCCTGTGCTGAGTAAAGTGCGCGACCTGTTGTGTCTGCGTAACCTGTGATCGCTGCCCATTGGTCTGTGTTAGCAACCAACTTGTTAGCAAAGTCTCCGCCTGTTCCCTTGTATGCGGCTGCGCCTTCTACAGAGATGAATGACTGAAGGCCTGCTGCTGTTGCTGCAACGCCTGTGGCTGTTGTTCCTGCTGAAATAAGTTCAGTAAGAACTGCTGTATCTGTTGCCTTTTCGTACGCCTTGCGAAGTTCTGCCATGAGCAGTTCCATGAATGAAGGAGACGAACGGTCGATGAGTTCCCAAGATATGCGGTTGAGGCCGGCAAACTTGTTGATCGAAACGGTGTCATAGGCTGATGTCATGCCTGTGTCTGTTACTGATGCGCCTTCGTTAACATCAGCGACTGCTGGTGCTGTGTCTGCTGATGTAGCGTTTGTGTAAAGGCGAGGAACTGTAAAGGACATGCCTGAGTCAATTAACGCATTTCTGGTCACCGCATCAAAAACAGGACGGCCTGTGAATGTATCTGTGATGAATGAATTAAGGTGCTGTGGAAGTGTCAAGCCTGTGTTTGTTGAAGTTGAATCATCTGCTGCGCGAACTACGCGGCGTGAGTCATCGTCTCCAAGTGCTGACTTGATAGATGCTTCGAGATATTGTGCAGATGAGATAGGTGCTGTGCGCTCTTTCGCATATGCAGGTGCTGCTACAGTTGGACGAGCGGCTTCAACAGCCGTTGCCTCAACTTCTGGTGCTGCTACGGTGTCTGGAGTATTTTCCACGACCGCCTCGCTTTCTGTTGGTGTGTTTGGTTCAGCAGGGAGTTCTACTTCCTCTGCTGCGATCTCAAGAACCTGAGCAGACTTGAAAGCCGGTTCAGTTACTAGAGAAACTTCTTTTAACTTCGCTGCTGTGACTACTGTGTGTCCAGCGCGTGAAGGTGCTGATGCGATGATCTCTGCACCTACTGAAAGACCGCTAACGAGTCCTTCTTGCGCCATAACTAGCGCATCGTTGCCACCTGTTGAGCGGCTTAGTTTGAAAGTTGCATAGATACCGTCTGGTCGAACTGTTGCAGTTACCATGCGGCCGATAGGCTTCTTGACATCATGCTGTGATAGCAACTTGATCTTTGAAGGGTCATCTATCTCAATAGATCCTGCTTCAAAGACTACGCCGCCAAGATTAGTGTTACCGATTTCGCCTGTACCCATTGGCACGATCTTGCCTGAGATTTCGCGGCGTTCCTCGCTACATTCAATAGATGCAGCCTCGATGTATAAAGTTTCCATTAACTCATGCCTTCGCTTCCGTTGGGAGTTAGATCCGTCATTTCCATAGCCTGTTCAGTTGTAATAAGTCCTAGGGTTAGCAACTTCTCAATTACCTGAAGTTCAACCAAAGGATCATCTTTCAAGAAGGTGTCAAACACGCTGAAGCGCACCTCATGGTTTGAAGTCGAGATATCGTCCATAGACAGGCGTGTCTGAATCGCTTGAATAAAAGGTTCGATGCTTAGTGCATAAAATTGCTTGCGTTCCTCGGTGACATTCGCATAAGTCATGGTGGTGTTCTGATCGGCGCTTAGATAGTAAGCCGGAACATTCATAGCGCGAGCGATTTCAGTCGATAGGTTCTGGATCGCCTCGTTGTACATCATGTCTTTAGGCGAGAACTGTGTTGACTGGAATTCTAGTGTGCTAGTGAGATATGCAGTCGAGTTATTTTGGCGGCTGCGCTTCCATGCGGCTAAAAGTCCTGAAACTTCTGCAGGTGGCAAGTCTGCGCCTGTGTTCTTTAAGATGCCTGAACTCATTGGAGTTGCAGCAGAGATAGAAGCGGCGCGGTTGATGTCGATCGCTGCTTGGATAGTCTTTCCAGCGCGTTCTAACACGCCTTCGTCTAGTCCTTGGATCGTTACGATGTCATTCATGTCGATCGGATTAGCATCGACATAGTATTGAGTGATCATGATGCCTTCAAGATCAGTTGTGAAGGTAACGCGAGAGTTAGCGATCCATTCAAAGGCTGAAGGGCGGCCGTCCTCTGCATAACGCTCTGTTACTCGAAGGTAAGCGTTGCCGTAGAATAGAAGGCTGTCAACGATCCAGTTAATAGTGACGAATGAAGGTTGGTTCTTTGAAAGTTGGTTAATCCAACGAGGCGGCGCGATAACTTCGCCGGTGCGCTTGTTGTAATACTCTAAAGGTATCGAAGCAACAGTTCCGCAGATCAAGTTACGAGCGCGAGCGACTGAAGGTACAGACATCGCATCTTTGCGCGATACGCGAAGGGTGAGGCTATTGTAAAGTGAGGGTAAGTTTTCGCCCATTACCTGTGGCGCTGCTTGCGCTTCTACGATTAGCGGTTTGCGCGAAAAGATACCCATAGAGTGCAATTATACACTACATGTAGGTCATTCGGTGTAGATAGCCGCAACCTGTTGTGGTTTCATCAACATCGACACAACCATAGCCAACGCGATAGGTGCAGAGATGTCACCGGCTGACTTTCGCTTAACAATTCGCCAAGCAGAGTCATTAACTTTGGCTGCGCAGTTATTCATCTGTTGAATTAGGTTTGCTTGGCCATTGTGAACCACTTGATGAGTCACTAGACCGTTGAGCAAGTCTCCGCAAGCCTGATAGAACTGCTGCCCTGAGATGTCTTGGATTATGCACCCAGCATTGGCTAACTTTTCGGCTATCGACTGGGTTGCGTATTTGTCGTAGCAGATTTGGCGAGGTCTGTACTGATCTGCCCACGCTTTAATATCGGCTGCGATCTTTAGGTCATCAACTGAGACTGCGCTCTCCCAAGTCTGCAAGATGCCCACGCCTATCTTTCCATTCGGCAAGATTTGTCCAGCAACGAGCGAAGCATTACGCCTAGAAGGTGAAACATCGAAGCCAAAGACTGTGTAACCGCCAACTGGGATCTGTAACTCGCTATCGCTAGTCTCCTCAAGGATTCCATGCGGCCAAGGGCTGCTAAGGGAGTCGATCCATTGGCAAAGCAACTCGGTGCGTGTATTTTCTATCGGGCTGGTAGCAACTGCCTCGGCTAGCGACTCCTTTGTGATCGTGTAACCAAGTGCAGGGTTAGCCATAGCCCAAGACTGCAGATCATCTATCTTGCAATACTGTGGTGCGGAGTATTCATAGAAGCCAAAGGACTTTGGTGGGTTGTCTAACGCTCTCTCGCGCAGTTGGTTCAATACAACGCTAAAAGCATCTCCAGCATTAGAGGTTAGGAAGGTGTGAGCGTTTGGTCTAGCGCGAGTTACCGGCATCGCTGCTCTATAGCCTTCCTCTGACCATTCTCGAACTTCATCGAGAAACAGCGCATCGGCGGTTCTACCGCGTGAGCCGTCTCTGGTTGCTGCTACAACATCTAAACGCCTGCCGTCTTTCATTTCTATCGACTCAGTACCGTTTGCATAGCGAATAGCCTTTACTAGCGCCATAAGGTTTTCGTTATGCTCAAACACGCTGGCTACTTGGCGAAAGGTGTCGAGTGCCATTGAGCGGTTAGATGAAGCGATGATGATGTTCTTGCTATCCCACTTGAGCAGGTGAGCAAGGATCACCATACGCGTTAGGTGGGT